CGCGGGACAACGGCACCTTGTGATCGATGGTGCCGAGCCGATCGCCGCCAAACCTGCCCGTGATCACTTCGCGCCCGCAATAGGTGCACACGCCGTTGCAATCCTGCACGATGCGATCCCGGACCTTTTTGTAAACCCAGTAGCCGTATTCCATCAGGAGATGCCGGCGGCGCCTGCTCATTTGGTCGGCTTCAATTCTGCGTTCCGGGCGCTGGCAGGTGGCGTTGGCTCGCCTGTGTGGCGCCAGCGGTCGCGAGGATCGGCAAGTTCCCATTGCCTGACAAGCTGCTCGGCGTAGCTCAGCGGTTTGCTCATGGTTTTTTCGGTGCGCATTTGGCTTTAAGCTCTTCCGATATAGTAAGACTCTTGTTTTGGTTTTGGTTTTGGTTGGATATGCGTGGGATATGCGGATTGTCTGCATGTGCATCGGCCGCCCGATGTGATCTCAATGGGTTGTGCCAACGTACCAACGCCGCGTTTCTCTTTTTCTCTTGCAGGTTTCGAATCCGATTTCGTACCAGATCGAGCTTTTTCTGCCGGTAGCTGTTGCCGTGGAGCGTCCAGAACGCCATGACCCTTGGCTTGATGCGGAGCCATTGGGCCGGCGTGCAGCGCGCGAAACGACGAAGCTGCACATCGTCATTGGGCAGGTCGTTATCCGCCCTGCGCCATGCGGTCATCAGCAATAGCAGGTAGGCCCCGGTTTCCGTGGCGTCCAAGTGCATGGTGTCCGACAAGAAGGCATCGGTCCAAAGTGGAAGCGCCGGAAACTCGGCCATGGCTCGCCTTGGTCATGTCGGATCGAAATACTGTAGGCTGTAGACAGAACCCGGTCCTCGGGAGGCTTCGATCCGCTGCCCGAATGGAGCGAGACGCTTGTTGGCAACCCGCACCAAACCCCAGATTGATTGCGTGGCTGAACCGGGGCCGCCATCTGGCCGGTCGGAATAGACGCGGTCGGCGAGATCAGCGATCGAGATGCCGTGCTTTGCCCGGCGCACGGTGTCCCAGATGCGAAACTGTCTCGGCGGCAAATAGACCGGCGAGAGTTCTGCGATCTCACCCGTACCTGCGCAGGTGGGGCATCTCATCATTTATGGCTCTCGTGGCATGTTGTGTCGTGTGGTGCAGTGTAGTGATGTGTGGCGTCGTGCTGTGATGATTTATGCGCAGGCGCGGAACGACGGGGCGAGTTTTGGTTGAATCAAGCAGCACATGTAGTCCCAAATGGCTAAGGCGTCGGCCTCATTGTCGTCGGTCACATCCCAGCCGCGGCGCTGGCACTCCTTCACGGTCGTGCGCTTGGCGGTTTCCCGCTTCGGGTTCGAGCCGATGAAGTGCATGCGCACGTCGCGCGTGTCGGCTTTTCTCAAATCGTAAATTCCTCTCCGATAGGCGGCAGCGCCGATTACAGCCGGAAGGCCGTAGAGCACGGTCGTGGTATTGGTCGTGGTCTTGCCGCGGCGAAACATCGTGGCCAAAGGCGCTTCCCAAATCACGATCTGCGGACGATGGAAGACGCACTTTTCGGTCATCCATTCGAACGCCTTGGCGAAGGTGGCCTCGTGCGAGGACGCGCCGAACTTCACCGAGCCGTGCAGCGGCGCGCTACCGGGCTTCCCGATCGCCCAGCCGGTCGTTGTGGCCAGGTCGAGGGCCATGATGCTGACAGTCATCCTGCATCATCCGCGGGATGCGGCGCGAGCCTCGGCGCGCTGCAAGGCCGCCGAACCGAGCGCGGTAGTAGCAAACTCGCCGAGCATGTCCTGCAGCATTTCCAGCTCGGAGGCCTCGTCGGGTTCGAGATCGAGCACAAGCGCCGAGATTTTCCGCTCCAGTTCACGCTCCTTGATGATCTTCCTGAGCAGCTTCTTGGTGATCCCCTTGTTCAGGGCATCCTCATAGTCGGCTCCCATGGTCTCGCGGATTTTTTTGCAGAGGTTCATGTACCGTCCGCGCTCCGATGCGAGATCGGCAAGGCCGTGCTCGATCGCGGCGACGGCGGCTTTGACATCCTCGGAGTCGGGCGTGTTGATCTGTTCGTTTGCTTTTCGGGCCACGGTGGGCCTCCTCAATTAGGGTAAATATCGGGGCGGATCAGATGCCGCGGGCGTTTGATTGCGCGCTCTACAGAGCGGACCCGCAGTGCAGGAACCTTTCGCCACATCCGCACGGCTGCAGGAGTGACGCCGCATTTGCCTGCGACAGTATTCCAGAGCTTGTTTTTGGCGATATAGCGCATGGTGGCGTCGCGCGGTGGCTTGTCGGCAGCGGGCGTTCCCAAGTGCAGTAACCTCCAACAAGCATTGCTAATGGAATGCAAGCGAGGCCGTCAACAAACTTGAAGCGTGAAATACATGCCTAATGAACATGCGATCAGAAATTGCGATGATAAAAAAATGTGGTTTGGTGTTCCTTAGAGAACTGACAGCCCAAAAATCCCGTGTTCTAGTCCTGCCCAAGGTAGGACTTTCCCAATGACTGAACTGGCTCCGGCCGGCGCGACTGATGTCGCGCAGGTAGTGCAGACGGCTGCGCGCTCAATCACGCCGATGGAAATGCTGAGCCGCGCCATTGAAGGCGGCGCCGGCATCGAGGTGCTTGAGAAGCTGATGGACCTGCAAGAGCGCTGGGAAGCGCGCCAGGCACGCCGCGCATTTGATGAAGCGATTGCCGCGGCCAAGGCCGAGATCAAGCCGATCGTGCGCAATCGCGAGGGGCACAACGCGAAGAAGTATGCCGACTTTGCCGCCATTGCCGCGGCGGTTGATCCGATACTTTCGAAGCATGGCCTCGCCTATCGGTTTCGCACCTCGCAGACCGACAAGATCGCGGTGACGTGCGTGGTCACCGGCTTTGGGCATTACGAGGAAAATACACTGGCCGGGTTGCCCGATGCTACCGGCAGCAAGAACGCGATCCAAGCCATCGGCTCGGCGCTGACCTACCTGCAGCGCTACTCGCTGACGCAGGCGCTCGGTCTTGCTGCCACCTATGATGATGATGGCGTCTCGGCCGGAAGCGGGGACGTCATCACCGAGGAACAGGTCGCCGCAATCTTCAAGCTCGCGATCGAAGTGCAAGCCGACGTGCCGAAGTTCTGCAAGGTGATGAAGGTCGAGGACTTGGCGTCGATCCCGGCCAACAAGTTCCAGCAAGCGATCGATCTGCTCAAGACCAAGCGGAAAGCGTCATGAGCGAGATCATCCAGGGATCGCCGGAGTGGCATGCGTTGCGGCTGGGCAAGGCGACGGCGTCGCGGGTGGCGGACATCACCACGCGCACCAAGACCGGTTATGGCGCCTCGCGGCTCAACTACATGGCCGAGCTGATCACCGAGCGGCTGACGCGTGTGCCAACCGATGGCTTTACAACCGCCGCGATGCAATGGGGCAAGGATCATGAGGAAGAGGCGCGCGCGGCCTACGAGTTTCGCTCCGACTGCTCGGTACAGCTCGTCGCCTTTATTGATCATCCCGTGATCGACATGGCCGGCTGCAGTCCGGATGGCCTGATCGCCGAGCATGGCTTGGTCGAGTTCAAATGTCCGAACACCGCGACGCACATTGCAACGCTGCTGGGCGAGCGCGTGCCGTCCCGGTACGAGCCGCAGATGCAATTCCAGATGGCCTGCACCGGGCGAAGCTATTGCGACTTCGTGTCCTATGATCCGCGGGTGCCGGAGCGGATGCGGCTGTTCATCTGCCGTCTGCGCCGCGACGTGGTCGTGATCGCCGATCTTGAGAAAGAGGTCGAAAAATTCCTCGGCGAGACAGCGGCAAAAGTGAAGTTGCTGGAACTGCGCTATGGCGCGCTAGAGGCCGCATGAGCCGCGTCCTGATCACGATCAATGGCGCTGCCGATCGCGAGCGCGCGATCAAGTGGATCAAGAACTCGCCGGCTGGCACGCGGATCGAGTTCAAGGCCGCCAAGCGCACGATCGCGCAGAACGACAAGATGTGGATCATGCTGACCGAGGTTTCGCGGCAAATCAGATGGGACGACAAACATCTGCGTCCCGCGGACTGGCGCGATCTCTTCATCGACGCGCTTAAGCGCGAACTGCGCGTGGTGCCGACGCTCGACGGCACGGGGATGCTGAGTCTCGGCCGATCGACTTCCGATCTTACCAAGGCGGAGATGTCCGACCTGATCGAACTGGTCTACGCGTTTGGCGCCAACCATGGCGCAGTTTTTCAAGAACCTGGCGGGGCCGCCCCTGCCAGTGATGGTCCGCCTGGCCCCACCAGCGGATCGTCGGCCGCGTCGCCTGATCCTCCCCAGGGAGACGACGCGGCCATCATTTCCGATCCCCTCGCGAAACAGAGGACTGCATGACCGTGGTGCAATTGGACAAGACGCGCAAGATTCCCAAGTCGGCGATTTCCAGCATGGAAACCATGCTGTTCACGCGGGATCAGGCCGCGAGCTGGGTGGTGCCGCCGTTCCAGCGTCCGCTTCGCGTCAACGAGAAGGTGCGTGCGCTCGCCGAAGACTTGAAAGTCAACGGAGGGTTTATCTCGGGCGTGTTGACGCTCGGCAAGCTCAAGGGCGATCGTACCGTCTATCTTGTCGATGGCCAGCACCGTATCGAGTCATTCAAGCTATCCGAATTGCCGGAAGCCATCGCCGATGTTCGCACCTGCACCTATGACAGCATGGCTGATATGGCCGATGACTTCGTGTTGCTGCAGCAATCGCTGGTGCGCATGCGGCCAGATGATGTGCTGCGCGGTCTGGAAGGATCGACCCATAGCCTGCAGGTGATCGGCAAGACCTGTCCCTTCGTCGGTTATGACCAGATAAGGAAGGGCAATGACCGCGCGCCGATCGTGAGCATGTCGGCGGTTCTCAAGCTCTGGCAAGGCTCGAAGCCGGAGACCCCGGCCCGGCATTCGGGATCGACCACGGCAATGCTGGTGGCCAAGGAGATCGATGATCTTGAGGTCACCAACCTCTGCAAGTTCCTGCATCTCGCACATGGTGCATGGGGCCGCGACGCAAACTATGCGCGGCTGTGGAACGGTCTGAACCTGTGTCTGTGCATGTGGATGTACCGCCGCTTGGTACTTCAGCAGGATCGCACGGCTAAGCGGGCGGCGGTCTTGAACACCGAGCAGTTCAAGAAGTGCTTGATGGCGATCTCGGCGAACGC